GTAAAAAGAATAAATACTAAAACTTACGAATACCTTGAAACAAAAGTTGAGGACTAAGTAAATAAAAAAAGTAAAATAGCTTATAAGCTATCTTATAGTTTTTTAGCTTACATAACCAGTTGGTGAACCAGTTATTATATTTGTCACCGCATCAAGAACAGTTGGATTTGCATTAAATGCGGCTGTATAATATGCTTTTAGACCACCTATCATATTGGCTAATGCTGGCCCGGAACCCATTCTATTTAACGCTCTAGCAACTTTCAAACCAAAACCTTGGTAAATTGCCCTGTTAGGCCCAGTTACTCCATACTGGCTTAAAACTGCCGACACTTGTTCATTAACTGCAGTAAACTTTGGAGAATTGGTTTGGAAATTTTGCTGTGCAATTGGTGAAACATTAGTTAATATTGTTGATGCAACTGTAGGATTACTAAATGATGTAAATTTAGCATTCCATTTTGAATATCTCTGCGAATAACTCCTTGGTGCATGACCTTTTGCCATTTTTGGTCAAATACAATTATTATCTCCAAATATATAAAAACCCACGTCTTATACATAATATATTGTATATGTATTGTTGTTATTGCCCTCCCATAAAGAAATCAGGCTATATACATAATATATTGTATATGGCATGCCGTAATTGTTAACTAAATGTTGATAATAACTAGGGAAATTTATAACTACTAATTAGACTATACGTTAAGCGGAAATAAAAGATTTAATTGTCAGCCATGAATATGAAAACTATGGAAGATATAGTTATAATTGAATGTAGAAAGTTCACTGACCAGGTGTTGAACTGGTTAAACGCATTTTATCCAAGTAACATTTATTATTACCATGTAATGGATAACGACACTTCATTAACTTTAAAAATAAGATTAGTTATGGCACATAATTTATATATAAAAAGAGTGAATGGAATTATAAGTTACATTAAAAGAACTTTTAGATATTCGCCATATATAAGAGTAAATTACAGATATAATAGACCTTTTTTTGATTTAACAATACTGTGCGGTAAGGGCAATGAAGATTTTTATTTGTCAGAAGATGAAAGATGAAATTGGTTAAACATGATTTTAAGCGACAGAGATTTAAAATATTATCTACAAAAAAATTGGATAAAAATAGAACCATTTTCACGTGAAATAATTAGAGAAAACGGTATAGATTTGCGAATTGGAACACAATTCGCAAGATTAAATAAAACTGACAAAGTTTTTGAAATTGGTAAAAATCTCCAAGATTTCTATACTATTACATATTCTAACGATTTTATAGTTCTTCCACATGAACATATTTTAATGACAACAATGGAATATATTGAATTACCAAATGATGTAATGGCATTTGTTAATTTACGCTCAACTTTTGCCAGATTGGGGCTATTTATTCCACCAACAATTGTTGATGCTGGATTTAAAGGGCAATTAACTATAGAAATTGTAGGCTCAGAATTTCCAATAATGCTAAAAAGTGGAACTAGATTTTTGCATTTAATATTTGCCAAGACATTAACTCCAGTTGAAAATCCATACCATGGCAAATACCAAAATCAAGAAAATGTTACATTGCCAAAATTTGAAAATAGGCAGGAAAGTTAAAAAAGAGTTTTTTTATTTGGTCTAAAAACTTTCTCAGGAATTCTATTTCGCTTCTCTCTTCTGTAAATATTCAATTACAGCTTCCCTTATAACCTCTGTGAGTGTTGTATCATGCTCAGCAGAATACCTTTTTAGCCTTATTTTTAAATCTCTGTCTATGTTGATCCCGAAAACTACCTTTTCCCCTTTCACCTTTTCCGCCATTTTTGCTCATTCTATAAATCTATTTTATGACATATTTATATCTTGTGATTTTTCCAGAAAGGCTTATTACTGAGTATCTTTCTAAAAATATAATTAATATGACTATAACTACAGTTGCACTAGAAGGATTTCTTGTGGTAATGGGTGTATTAATTGCAAGCTATGTTGTCGGCGAAGTTGTACATCTTTTCAATCAAAAGCAAAACAATGAAACTTTCCAAAATGCAATAAATGAAATGACAAAATCGACAATTTCAGCAGTTGAAAGTATTAAAGACACTACAACTCTTGCAGTTAACGCATTATTGAATATGGATACATTAAGCGACGTAAATTCATTGGCACAGAAAAAACAAACATCAGCCCAACAAACACAAACTAAATAATTTATTTTTTAGACTTAGTCATATAAGTAAAAACTTTTTTTATGTCATTTTTTGTTTTTGGGACTAATTGAATATTTATATCTGCATGAGTAGGCATTTTCTCATGAACTTTAGAATAATCCAATTTCTTATTTGTAAAATATAAAATATGATAATGTAAACCATGTGCCTTAGTTGTATATTCCTTAACGCTGAAAATATGTGAATTTCTATCATGTCCATAAGCATAATTCTTAAATTTCTGAAAAATTGGAGTAACTGAATTATATCGATAATTTGCGGCAATTGTGATAAAATAGGTGTAACAGTAAAGAAAGTGAAAGCTGAAAAGTTTTTGGCAGTCCATAGGGACAATTGAAAAGATGACATTTAAATGTATATGGCACGTTTATATAATCGTGCTGAACATGTAAAACAATGAAGCGGCAAAGAAATAAGTATATACAGGTAAGAGTACCTGCAAGCTATAAAAATCTTTTTTATGAGCAAAGGGAGTTAATAAAACAAGAAATTGAAAAAATAATAAATCAACAAACCCCATTTAGAGAAATTGAAATAACAGATCCATACGATGAAAGAGTAAGTTTTGTAGTGGATGAATTATATTATCAAAAATTAGAAGAATTAGCTAAAAAATATAATATTAAAATCGGAAGTATAATAAGGTCTATATTTTTCCAACTAAGTTAAATATTTTTTTGTAAAACTTTTTTTGAGGCAATTGCAACAAATTGGCAACTTGATAAATATATAAATATGTCATATTGCATACTATTAATTGGGGAGAAAAGGTGGCATCCCTAAAAGAAATAATAGATGAGTTGGGAAAACAGGTAAAACAGACAAATAAAATAGCCTCAAGAGTTTTAAAAATTAAGGGAATAAAGCGAATTGTAGTACAGCTAAATGCAATACCACAAGATGGTAAAGTAAGATATTCACTAACTATACACAGTCAAAATAACTTCCGAAAACAACTTGGAATAACTGCAAGTGATGCGGAAGATTTGAAAACAATTGCAGATTTCTTAAATAAATATGCAGATTTGCTAAATGAATACGTAAGATATACACCGAGGAATAATAACGCTATTCAGGAAGAAGAACTAGAAATGGAAGAAGATGAAGAAGAACAAAAGCCAAAAAGAAGCGGCAGGAAGAACGTAGAGGAAGAATTTTAAATTGTCATAAGGCACGGTTTTTTTTATGGACAGTCAAACACAGTTGTTGGATAAAGTAAAATCTCATTCTTTTTTTTATAATCCACGTGACACCCAAAGAATTTTGAATATTATCATGGGTGAGAAACAAATCGAAGAACAGAAGAAAAATGAGATTTTAAAGGCTTATAAAAGAGGAATTGACCAACAATATTTTTCTGCAAATTTGCCATATTACAATGAAATAAAGTTCATCTCAAAAATAACAAATTTTAAAGTTAGAAATGATGAAGTAATAGCAAGATTTCAAAATGGCTTTATAAGTTCTTTTGACCCTCATTTTATTGCAGATAATCCAGATGATTTTTATAATTTAATAAGTAGTTACATGTTTGTTAAAATTAAAAAAGGCTCAACTGATTGGTATATATCGGATATTTATTCAATTGAACCACCAAATAATTACGAAATTGCAAAAGAATTATTTGAATTAGCTGATTCAGAAAAAGAAACATTTTCACTTTTATTGCAAAGTTTTGGATATGACCCAACAAAAATGGAAGTAAGTGATAGATTTTTAACCATGCAACGTTTATTTCCACTTTTTAAATCACCAGTTACGAAAAGACAAATTAATTATGTTGAAATATCCAACAGAGGAACTGGAAAAACTACAACTTTCATGATTTTACAAGAAGTATTTAATTTTAGATATTACACTGAATCGCCAACTTATGCAAATTTAATATACGATGCGAGAAATAATATGTATGGTGCAGTATTTTTGTCAAATGGCTTAATCTTTGATGAAATACAAAATTGGAAAGAAGGATTTAGTGCAAAAGAATTAGGCTCAATAAACGCAACTTTAAGCACAGGTTTGGAAAATTGTGTTTGGACAAGAGGGGCAGGCACAGAATCCAAATCTTCTACTATACAAAAATGTATTCCAATTATTTACGCAGGAAATCCATATTCTTTAACAATAAACAGGTTAGCAATGCCAGATTTGGAAGATTATTTAACAAACTATGAAATATTTACTCCCGCAATTTTGGACAGAATTCATATTATTCAAATTGCAGTTAAAAAAACTTATGAGAAGATTATAAATGCAAGAGTATTATATCC